GGCTCGAGGACAAGGGCTTCTACGCCGGCACGATCGAGTAAGAGTGCGTGGAGTCAGAGACCACCATAACCGTTGCCCTGGTCGCAGTGATCATGGCGCTGGTGGAAGCCATCAAGTGGCTGCTGTCGAAGCGCGCCAACGGCAAGGCCTCGACGGGCAAGGTCATCGTTGCGCTGTCCAACGAAGAGCGCGGGTGGTTAGAGGATCTCTGGAAACAGCACCAGCGGTGTGACGCCGATGGCACGCCGCTGTGGTACGTCCCGCGCTCTCTCGTGAGCAACCAGCGCGACATACAGCGTGCCCAGGTCGACAACACGGCGAAGGTCAGCGGCTTGATCGAGACGGTCAAGCGCCTCGAACGCGTTATCGACCGTAGGCGCAATCCGGACTGACGGAGGGGGCGTGTGTAACCTCGTGCTCAGCGGTTCGGCCGCGCTCTACCCAGCTCACTTGGGCGCCTGCCAGGCGCTCTACGAGACCGTCTTCCGCGACAAGCTCCCCGAGGCCATCGTGGCGACGTCGGGTGGCGCGCTGGTCGGCGCCTTTCTGTCGTCAGGGCAGAAGCCGCGAGAAGGTCTGCCGCTGCTCCAGCGCGTGCTGCCGATGAAGCACATCCGGCCCAACTGGGCCGGGTTCTGGGACAAGCTCCTGCGCCGCAAGCACAAGCGCCTGGGCAAGTTCACCCTCGACGGGATCGAGCGCTGCCTGGAGCGCCATGTGCCCAAGCAGTTCTGCAACACGAAGATCCCGCTCTACGTGACGGCGACGGACCTCGCGCACAACGAGCTGATCATCTTCGACCCAGGCCGCACGCCAACGGTGAGCGTGGCCTGGGCGGCGTGTACCAGCTCGTCGATGCCGGGTCTCTTTGCGCTGCGGCCGTGGGAGGGGCGCGCGCTCACCGACGGCGGCCTGTTGAACAACTACCCGGTCGACGTGCTAGATGGCCCGGCCGTGGGCGTGCAGCTCCGCGGCCGTGATGACGAGGTACAGGAATTTCCAGACTATCCGGACAATGACCTCGAGCTGGCGCTCGCGTGTCTGCGCACGATGCGTATGGGGCTCGAGCGCGAGCACGTGGAAGATGCCCCCTGGGCGCAGACGCTCGTGGTCAACGTGCCGTGGCACTCGCTGAATTTCATTGGGCTCGACGAGGAAACGGTCGAAAGGCTGTACATGGTCGGCTACCAGAGCGCCATGACCTCACTCGACGACGGTAGGCTTGCAGGGCTATACTTGAGGTAGGAGGATGTTTCATATGGCTGGAAAACAGGCTCTCTCCGCGGGTAACTGGATCGCTATCGCTGGCCTGGTGCTAGCGGTGCTCGGAGCTGGGGGCGCGCTGTCGATGAAGGTCTACGCCTCGAAGAGCGACTGTGAGGGCAACGCCCACAAGCTCGAGACGCGCATCGTCATCGCCGAACAGCAGAACCAGTACCAGACTCAAGAGATCCAACGCCTCGGCACTCGCACCGAGAACATGGCGGTGCAGCAGCAGACCGACAGCAAGAACATCGAGAAGCTGCTCGAGCGGTTCCGGGTGGAGCCCGAGCCCAGGCCGACCATGCGCCCAGTGCCCAAGCCAGCGCCGCCTCCGCCGCCGGTACCTGCCCAGTGAGCGATGGCCGTCCACATCACCCGCGACCCTGAGAAACAGACCCTGACGCCCGCCCCGGACGGCGTCACCACCGACTTCGACTTCGGCTTCGTCTACGTTCCGGGCTCGACGTCGATCTGGATCAACGGCCGGCGCAAGATCGCGGCCTGGGATGACGGTTGGACCGAGCTGGGCGGCAGTACCGTTCGGCTCAAGGAAGCGCCTCTCTCCGGTGACACGGTCCAGGGGCAAGCGGGGCGCGCATGATCGTCCTGATCACAGAGACGGCCGGCGACACCCTGACGGGCGCCATCGACAACGTCAACCAGGCCTACATCGTCTCGTACGACTTCGACGAGACCACGGTCAATGCCTACGTGAATGGCCGCCTCAAGGTGGCCGACCTCGACGACGGCTTCGACGTCATCCCCCCGCGCACTGTCGTGATGAAGGAGGCGTTGCTCGTCGGCGACTCCCTGGAGATCGAATACCAGACCGACGCTGCCGGCGTGCGGGGCGGTGGCGCGCCCGGGGGCGTGCCTGGGCCGATGAAGGTGCACAAGCTCAGCCCGGACACCTACGCGCGCGGAGAGCGCGTGCCCTCGCTCTCGGCTGTGCCCTTGCAACCGAGCACCTTTTCCAGCCATGATGAACCCCAGCTCGTAGCCTCGGACATCAAGCCGGTGCTGACCGGGAGAGACTAGCGATGGCAGTGATCAAGCTCAGCGTGATGGTGCCCGACATCGACACGGTGCGGAGCTACTTCGACTTCATCAAGATCTACCGAAGCACCACCGGCATCGACGGCGTCTACACCGAGATCACCGGTGTGGGCACGCGCATTGCGCTCGAGGACGGCGTCACCGTCTACAGCTACACGGACACCGCTGGCGACGAGGGCTACTACTACAAGTCGAGCTTCTACAACTCGACCTCCGCCCTCGAGTCGTCGTTGTCCGACCCCCAGGAGGGCGAGGGGGACCCCGCGCTCGACGTCATCTCCGTCGACGAGTTGAAGAGCTTTTACCTCTTCGGCCTCGACCTCACCGACGACGAGGGGACGGAGTATCCGACGGAGCTGTACGAGCACTTCATCCGTTCGGCCGTCAGCGCCGTCGAGCACAAGCTCGACATCCCGATCATCCCGCGCACGATCCCCGACGAGCGGCACGACTTCATCCGCGACGATTACGAGAATTTCGTCTGGCTCGAGCTGGACGTGTTCCCGGTCATCAATGTCGAGACGGTGAAGATGGTGATGCCCGGCGAGCAGCTGATCACCGAGTTCGACCAGGAGTGGTTCCAGCTCCAGAAGGAGAGCGGCCAGCTCCAGCTCGTGCCTGGGACCGGCACGGCCAATCTGATTCTGCTCGGCACCAGCGGCGCCTACCTGCCGTTCATTTACGGCACGCGCAAGATGATCCCCAACGTCTTCCGCATCAAGTACACGGCCGGCTTCCCCAGTGGGGAGGTGCCCGCGGTCATCAAGGATTTGGTCGCGAAGGTCGCGTGCTTCGGCCCCTTGAACATCGCTGGGGACCTCGTCGTGGGCGCTGGCATCGCGACGACCTCGTTGAGCATTGACGGACTTTCCCAAAGCATTTCAAGCACTTCCAGCGCCACCAATGCAGGGTACGGCGCAAGACTTTTGCAATACAGTAAGGAAATCAAGGAGATAGTGCCAACTCTTCTACGATACTACAAAGGATTGCGACTTAGGGTGGCGTAATTATGGCGGTTACCGAAATTCCAGACATTCGTCCCGAGTGGGGCACCATCGGCCTGCCAACCGGCCAAAAGGACCGCCCGCGCGTCGACTTCAAGCCCGAGAAGTTCGAGGTCGCGATCGAGCAGAAGGGCTACCGCCTGGCCTGGGCACGCGCCAGCCAGTGCCCCTGCGAGCCCGTGAACAACCAGACGCAGCAGTGGGATCCCAACTGCGAGCTGTGCCGTGGCGTCGGGTACCTCTACTTCGGCCCAGGCACCTACGACGCCACCGAGGTCGGCGAGCTGACGGACACGCAGAAGGCGATCATCGCCGACGATGACTCCGTCGTCATCCGCGGCGTCGTCACCGGCATCGAAGCGAGTGAGGACCCGGTCACCCAGGTGGGGCGCTGGGTCGACGGCAAGATGAATTGCACGGTGCGGCCGCAGAACAAGCTCGGCTACTACGACCAGCTGATCGACCTCGACAGCGAGCTTGTCTTCGCCGAGCAGCTCGAGGCCCAGGCGGAGATACGCGCGCGCTACCGCATGACGGGCGTGAACCTCGTGCGCTCCGTCGACACCATCTATCAGCCCGACGCGGACTACTACCTCGACGCCGGGCTGCTCAAGTGGCGGGAAGGGCGCTCGCCGGCGGCCGGCACGCGGCTCGTCGTGCACTACCTGTTCCATCCCCGCTATCTCGTCGTCAACCACCCGCACGTGTCGCGCACCACCTACGTGAAGAAGAAGGTCGCGAACCCTCAGACACCGCGGGGCAACATCGTGGCTCTGCCCATCCACGCGAGCCTGAGTCTCGACTTCCTGCTGTGACCGTCGTCATCACCAAGCTCGAAGAGCTGGTGCCGCCCGAGCTGCTTTCCGTCATCAGCGTGGGCGCTGCACAGCGCATTCTCGACGGGATCATCCTCGACGCGCTCGAGGGCGCTCGAGCGAAGTGGATACAGCTCGCCGGCCAGTCCTTCCGCACTACCGCGCTCGACTACATCTCGAGCATACAGAAGCCGTCGGTGCGCAACAGCGTGGGCACGCTCTCTCTCGTCGGCCAGCTCGCCGACGTCCTCGAGAACGGCCGGGACCTCACCCGGATGCACGACACGCTCCTGGGGCCTGGTGTGCCCGAAGTGCCGCGCGGCCAGTCGGGCAAGCACAGGACCGCCGACGGCCAGCACCTCTACCGCTCGATCCCCTTCCGGCACCAGACCCCCGGGTCGGCTGGCACCATCGCCACACGCATGGGAGAGGCCTACGGGCGCCGTTACGGCAGCGACGCGGCCGCGGAGATCGGCAAGGCAGTGCACGCCAGGGCGAAGAGGCTAGTGCCCAGGGACTTCGATCTCGGTGAGCCCGGGGAAAGGCTGGAAAGCGGTTTCGCCCCGTTGCTCCGAGCTGGGCACGAGACCATCCAAGATCGCGCCGGCCGGGCGGTCACTGTGGCGCCCCACACCACCGATATCTACGCCGACATGCTGCGGGGTGGGAAGCAGTACAAGAAGGCCTACGGCTCGCAGTACACGACTTTCCGGACTATCTCCACGGCCGTCGACGACAAATGGATACGGCGTCCGACGGACGGCCGGCACCTGGCCAAGGAAGTGTCTGGACACATGCAGCGGTTGGTCGGCATGGCTCTCCAGAGCTACGTCGAGAGGGAGTGACCGATGTTGCAGCGTTTGATCTACGCGTCTCTAAAGTCTGGAATGCAGGCTGCGGTCGACGATCCAGCCATTCTCGACGAGCTGTTCTCCGAGCAGCTCCTGTACGGCGCCGCGGAGGTGACGGCCATCAGGGAGCTGTTCTCGACGCCGGTAGAGGTCATCCACGGCTACGCGCGCCGCGATAGCGACTTCCCCCTCTTCGCCGTCGTCATCGCCGACGAGAGCGAGGACGAGCTGATGCTGGGCGACGACGCCGACATGGTCGACGAGGGCGAAGACCTGGGCGCAGACGTCTACGAGTCGATCTGGGGCCACACGTATCAGGTGCTCTGCTACAGCGAGCACCCCGACGTGACGACGTACATGTACGACTACGCGAAGTATGTGCTGCTCCTGGCCAGGCGCTACTTCGTCAACCACGAAGAGGCTGGAATCACCCAGGTGACCTATTCCGGCGGGGACCTGGCGCCCGACCCGCGCTACTTGCCCGAGCACCTTTTCCTTCGTCAAATCACGGTGAAAGCGGGCTCCGAGTTCTGCCGCATCGACCACGACAGCCGCCTGGGCAAGGCCTTCAAGGTCTCGGGCATTCACATTGACAGCAGCGGCAGTCCGAGCGATGTTGGCGGAGTCCAGACATTGGTGACCCCGTACACACTGGGTGACGACGAGGGGTAGCGCATGGCGACAAGGCGATCTCGCAGCAAGCCGGCCGAGAAGAAGGCCGGAGAGTCGACCACACCAGCCGACGATAGGCTGGAAACTCCGGAGGGCGGCAAGAGCTTCCGCGCCAGCTTTGGCGACGACGACTTCCCGCCCCCGCCGGACGAGACTCTGCCTCCCCCTCCAGAGCCCAAGTCAGCTCCACCGCCCGCGCCGGCGCCTTCGCCCGAGCGCGTGCTCCCGCGTGTCGACCTTCGGGTCTGGGCGATCAGCTCGGGCATCAAGCCCGACCAGCTGGCCGGCTTCGTTCGGTACGCCATCAAGAACAACCTGGGACGGATGACGATCCCCGAGTGGCGCGAGGCTCTCGAGGCCTTCCGCAATCGGCCGACCGTCTAAGAGGAGACCGCAACCATGACAGCATCTTCGATCTTCTTCCTCGGGAAAGTCATCAGGCGCCCCGGAGTCTACAGCGAGACCGATGCCTCTGGGCTCGAGGGGGTCGCGCTGGGCGCAACGGGCGTCGTCGCTGTGCTGGGCACCGCCGAGGGCGGGCGCCCGGTGTCGGCCATCACGGAGGTGAAGGATCTCCTTCGCTTCTACAAGCCGGAGGCGATGCGCAAGACCTTCCGCTCGGGCGACCTGCGCGAGGTCGGCGGGATGCTCTTCGAGCCGGGCAAGGACGTCGACGTGCCCGCGGGCGCTGCCGAGGTCATCGCCATGAAGGTGAACCCGGCGACCCAGTCGGCCGCGAGCTTCGCCAACGCCCAGGGCGACGCGATGGACGTGACCAGCGCCGACTACGGCGAGTTCACGTCGCAGATCAACATCAGCATCGCCGACGGCACCACCCAGGGCAAGCTGATCACGATCACTTTCGAGGATGACGTCGAGAGCGAGGACAACATCGGCGGCGACGACATCTTCAACCTGACCTACGTGGCCCACGCCAAGAGCTGGGACGCGATGACCGGCCAGGTGCTCTCGGGTGGCAGCGTCGAGTGCAACGGCACCCGCGACGAGGGCGGCCTCGACGCCGACATGACCCAGCCGGGCGCGGCCACCGCGCTCGAGGTGGTCAGCTCCGACGCCGGCGACACCACCCAGGAGGTCGAGGTCTGGGGCCTCGACGGGTCCAGCAACGTGCTCTACAGCAAGGTGACCCTGACCGGGCTCACGGCCGTGGACTTCTCCGGCACCTTCACCAAGGTGCTGGGTGCGCGCAAGAGCGCGGCCTCGGTCGGCACCGTCACCGTCCAGGCGGACGGCGGCGGCGCTGCGGTCTGCGCCCTGGCGCCGGCGACCCTGACCCAGGGGCTCGTCGAGGGCGTGGCGATGTTCGTCAACGCCGGCAAGCTCGACTTCGTCGCCGACGGCGCGACCACCAAGGACGTGATCATTCAGGGGCTCAGTGCTTCGGGCGCGGTGCAGCGCGAGCGGGTGCAGCTCAATGGCGCTACCGGCGTGCAGACGGTCGGCGACTACTCCGCCATCACCGTTATGCTGCTCGGCGACGTCGAGGCGGCGCGGACGCTCACCTTCTCCGCAGAGGCGGCAGAGAGCGTCGGCACCACCCAGACCACGATCCAGAAGGCGGCCGACTACTTCAACGCCAAGAAGGAGACTTACGGCGGGAGCGACTACGGCTTCACGCTGACGGTGGCCACCGGCCTCACCAGCTTCGCCATGAGCGATCTCGACGTCATGGTCTCGGCGGTGAGCGTGCTCAACCCGGCCGACCCGGGCTTCACCGCCGACCTCTGGGCGGTGATCGACTGGATCAACCAGAACAGCCAGTACGTCACGGCGGCCGCGGCCACCGGCGCCAGCGGCGGCGCGCCCAGCAACACGGTCGCGCCCATCTTCCTGACCGGCGGCGGCGAGGGCACCACCACGTCGCAGCACTGGCAGGACGCGCTCAATCTGCTCAAGCAGGTGCGGGTCAACACCGTCGTGCCGCTCACCGGCGACCCGGCGGTCCACGCGATGTGCGACGCGCACTGCGCGTACATGGGCGGCCTGGGGCGCAGCGAGCGCGACTTCGTCGCCGGCGCCCTCAACGCCGGTCTCACCGACGTCCCGACGAAGGACGAATACAAGGCGCAGGTCGTCGACCTCAACACGCGGCACGCGCGCCTCGTCGGTCAGGCGGTCGAGCGCTTCGACAGCGCGGGTGAGCGCTCTGAGTTCCTGCCCCCGTTCCATGCGGCGGTCATCGCCGGGATGCAGGCGGGCTCGTCCGTCGGCACGTCGCTGACGAGCAAGTACGCCAACGTGCTCGCGCTGCGGCAGCACGCGACGTGGAACCCCATCGACGACGCCGAAGAGATGATCGCCGGCGGCTGCTGCTTCATGGAGGCCGTCGACGGCGTCGGCCGCCGTGTCGTTCGCAACGTCACGACGCACCTGTCGTCTTCCAATGTGGCGTTCACGGAGGCCTCAGTCAACGAGGCTTCGAATTTCATCAGCTATGAGTTCCGCCAGGCGATGCAGATCGTCGTCGGGAAAAAGGGCTTTGCCGGGACGGTGAACGCCGGCAAGTCGGCCGCGATCAACAAGCTGGGGCTGTTGATCGACGAGGAGGCTATGGTCGCGCACCAGGCGCTCAACATCGAGTTGATCGTCGACACTCTCGAAATGAGTGTCCAGGTCGCGCCCGCGGTCCCGATTAACTTCGTCCCCATCACCATCCACCTGATCACCATCCGCCAGAGCGCTGCGTAGCGGGTGAAGGGAGGCCACCGTGGCAGGACAGAAAGGTAGAGTCTTCACTGGCGCGCGGGCGCGCTTCTCGATCAACAGCGAGAAGGTGGGCTTCGCTCGCAACGTCACCGTCGGTGAGGAGATCGAGTATCAGCCCATTGAAGAGCTGGACAACATCGAGGTGTCCGAGCACGTCCCGATCGCGTACCGCGTCACCTTCACGGCGTCGCTGTTCCGCATCGTGGGCGAGACGTTCAAGTCGAAGGGCTGGTTCCCCAGCCTGGGGCAGAGCACGGAAGAGCACCTCACGAACATCCTCACCAGCGGCGAGCTGCAAGCGACGATCGAGGACAGTAAGACCGGCAACGTGGTGGCTACCCTCGAGCAGGTCAAGGTCGCATCGCAGAACTACAGCGTCGACGCGCGAGGCGTCGTGGGCAAGGATGTGACTTTCAACGCCATCAGGCTCAAGGACGAGAGCGAGATCTCGTAGTCGGTCGGTCCCCTTCTGGCGTAGGGGTCTCGTTCTTTCCAGGGGCCCCCGAGGCGTCTCCCCCGGCTGACGGGGCCCCGCTTTCATCTCTGGCTTCCCTAGCTCTGGGCTGGCATGATCTTCTCGTGAACAACACGGGGAGACGCAATGTCATCGACACCATCACCTGACGAACTGGTCGACCGTTTCGAGCCCAGGCACCTGCGCGATGCGCCGGTGCCAGAGAAGACCGAAGACCTCAAGGCGGAGGTCGAGAAGGCCGTGGACCCACCGCCGCCCGACCCGGAGAAACCCGACCTCAACGATCCGAAGCTCAAAGAGGAATACGCCTTCACCATGGACTTCACCGACGCCAGGGGCGGGCGGCACGTCGGCGACTTCGTCAACAAGATCCTCAGCATCAGGGAGCGCCAGATGGCTGGCGTCATGCGAGCCCGGCTCAACGGCGCACTACCGCCGGAGAGTCTGGACCCGATGACCGACGAGCTGAATCTCATGGTCTCGCACATGGCCTTCTCCCTCGTGAAGAGGCCGGTGTGGGCGAATGAACTGCGCGACTTGAACGACCCTGCGATCTTGCAGGAGCTGTACAAGGAGGTGCTCTCTCACGAGGCGACGTTTCTCGGATGGGGGCGTGCGGAAGGAACTGGCGAGGGTTAACGTCGAGGAAGGCGTGACGCACCTGGCGAGGTGGTGGTCGAAGAAGTACAAGCTACCGCCGAACCACGAGCTGTTCGTCAACCGCTCCCAGGCCGACCTGCTACAGGAGATGTGGGAGGACATGTACCAGCGCCGGGAGGAGATCGAGGACGACCTCGAGCACGGGTGCGGGGACCAGGCGGAGCTGTTGAAGCAGCTGATGGACCTCAACCGCGCCATTGAAGGGGAAGGCGAAGCAGAGGACGCGCTGGCCGACAAGTGGGAGCGCGAGCTAGAGATGGGGATCATTCCCGACTTCAATGAGGGCGTCGATGCCGCGTGACTACACAACCAATCTAATCGTCCAGGGTTCGGTCAAGGGCTTCTCCGAGGTCACCCGAACTATCAACCAGGCGGGTCGCGACACGACCGCGGTGCTGCAACAGCAAGCCCGTGGCTACGCTGAGGTCGAGAAGAAGGCCTCCGGCTTCGTACGCCTGGGGCAGAAGATCTCGGGCTCGGTCTTCTTCTCGAAGCGCTACACCGACGACGTCAAGGAGTTCGGAAAGGCTCTCGACGGCCTGCGCAAGGAAATGCAGGATGTCGCCCAGGACCAGTACCGCGTCGTCAAAGCCATGGAAGGCGTCCCCGAGGGGACCAAGCACTACAAGCTGCTCGAGGGCACCCTCAAGGACTTGAACCGGGAGCACGGACGTCTGGCGCGCGAGGCGTCGACGGCAGAGCGCGCCTTCAAGAAGGAGGCGGAGGCCGTCCGCCAGATGAAGCAGGAGGCGGAGGCCGCGCGCGGCGCCTTCCTCCAGGGCTTCCTCCAGGGCGCGGTGCCCGGGGCGACCTTTCTCCAGCGCGGCCCGGGGGCTGTCCGCCAGGCGGCCGGTGTGGCTGTCGGGCGCGGCGCTCGTGCACCATTCGGCTTCGGCGCGCAGCTCGGGCGTGCGGGAGCCACCGGCGTGGGCATGTCGCTGTTCCAGGGTGTCGGTGGCGTGGCCCAGGGACTGGCCGGCATCCCGATGATAGGCGGGGCCCTCGCCGGGCAGCTCCAGACCGTCGCAGGCTTCGCCCAGGGCGCGATCCAGCTCCAACGGCAGCGCCTGGGCCTGGCCCCGCAGCTCTACGACGTCATGGGTACTGGGGGCCTGGAAAGGCTGGAAAACACCCAGGCCGCGAGCGACCGCGTGCGTGCGGCCGCGCGAGGCACCGGCCCCCAGGCGAGCTTGGGGGACATCTCGACCGAGGCGATCAACAAGCGCGAGGCGCAGATCCTTGAAGACCGGCGCCAGAACCTACGCGACGTCGAGCGCCGTCGGAAGAGCGAGAACCACTACGAGCGGCACACCCGCGAACAGAAGATGAAGTACGACCAGACGCGCGCGGGCGAGCCGCGCACGGCTGCTCGACGAGAGCTGCTCGCAGAGCGCCAGGCTGAGTTGGACGCCGACTTCGCGGCCGGCGTCGAGACGACGGCCAACTTCGAGCGCCGGAAGGCCGAGCAGCGCAACGCCGCGCGCAGGGCGCGGAACAAGCAGCGTCAGGCCGGGCAGCGGGCGATCCTGGGGGACATCCGTCGCTACGGCAAAGATCTCATGGGCGTCAGCGAGCAAGAGGCGTTACAGGTCGCCGGCTCCATCGTCCAGGCCGGCGGCGGGACGCTTTCCGAGCTGCGCGGAGCCGGGCTGCTCGACGTGGGCATGGCGGCCAGGACACGCTTCGGGGTGCAGGAGCAGACCATCGGCGCCTTCCTGGGCGCACAGCGGCGCGGAGGTATGGTCGGAATGCAGGTGGGCGCGCCCGGCGCCGGCGGCGAGGCCCTCGCCAAGACGCTGGCCGAGGCCACCGCCCTGGGGCTCAAGGGCTCCGAGGTGAATGACTACTTGCAGACCATGGCGCAGGGCTTCATGCAGTGGCGCCAGACTGGTATGCCGCTCAATCCGACGTCGATCGCTGAGATCGGCAAGGAAGCCTCGTCGATGGGGCTCGGGGTGCTGCGCGGTGTGATGGTCGCCAGGGGCGCGGTGACGGCCGCCCAGCGCATCTCCGGGGGCGGGCCGCAGTCGGGTGTCGACATCGCCATGATGCGCGCTTTCGGCGGCTTCCGCGGCGGCGGGATGCGGGAGTGGTGGACTGCCATGGAGAACCTCGAGGGGCTCGAGGGGCTCACCGGTGAGCAGCGCAGCTCGCGGCTTAACGAGTTCGTGCGTCTGGTGACGAGGGGGGCGGGGTCTCCGCACCAGGGGATGGCGGTGTTGCACCGGGCGATGGGTCGTGCGGGGATGCCGGTCGGGCGCAAAGAGGCGCGGCTCATGTACAAACGGCACCGTGGCACCTTGACCGACGAAGAGCGGCAGGAACTGATGCGCCTCCAGGCGGACCCGGCTGCACGCGGAGAGGCGGCCAAGATCACCCCGGACAAGCTCGTCTCCGACGTCAAGACCATCGTGACTACCCTGGCGCCGAACATGAAGCGCCAGGCGGGTATCCTCAACCAGCAGCTCGACCTGGGTAGCCGTCTGGCTAGCACGGTGCAGACACTCGAGCAGACCACGCTCAATACGAACCGCGCGTTCACCGATCTCGTCGACAAACCGCTCGCGTCCTTCTCCAAGCTCATGGAGAAATCATCGCGCACCTTCCCCATGTTCGTCTCTCACCTCGAGGGCACGACGGCAGTGATGGCCGACTTCTTCACGAAGATAGGCTACAAGGTGCCTAACACGCCGGCGTCGGGTGGCCAATGAGCCGCACGAACCTACAGAATCCTGGGCGCCCCGGTTTCCAAGGGAGTGAGACCTCGTCGGCAGAGGTGGTCATCTACCACCGCGAAGACGATCCGGTGCTGTTCAAGAGTATCGGCCGAACTCAGGCAACGGGGCGCTTCATCACCGACGAGCAGTCGTGCCTTACGGCGGTGACGACGACGAAAGGTGTCGGCGGTGAGCCGGGCACCTTCTCGTTCAACCTCTTCGAGGGCGGCGGTGACAAGCTACTTGACCGCATTGTCGACGACGACTGGGTCGACATCACTTTCAAGCGCCACGGCCGCCAATGGCATACCATGCGGGGGATTGTCGACGAGATACGTGAGGCTTCGAGCGTGGGTTCTCGCGGCGCGACGACGGTGATTTATACGGTGACCGGCCGCGACATCACCAAGATATGGAAGCTCACACCGATCTGGTTCAACCGCTTCACTCTCGAGAATGTGGCCGGCGGCGTGGCCTATCAGGTGTTGAGCGCGGACAACATCGGCGGCTACTCCGTCGAAGAGACCGTGCAGCGCTTCCTTCGTGAATGGCTGGAACCACTGGGCGACTACGGCCGCGCCAACTGGCTGATTCCGAAGACGGTGCCCAACTTCGGCGGCCAATCCTTTCTCTCCGCCATGGCGCCCTTCGTCAATCCCAACGTGAACGACCCGAGGCGACTGTCGCTGAGCACCAACTTCATGGCCCCCCAGGGCACAGCATGGGACCTGGCCAAAGAGTGGTCGGACCCGCTCTTCACCGAGTTGTTCGCCGACACATATCTCGACGACGCTGCGCTTGGTTCCGAGTTGATCAGCCAGAACAGCTCGCGACTGATTAGCGAGGGGTACGGCCCGGCCGACACGAAGATGGGGTACATCCTTCGAGGCAAGCCCTTCGTCGAAGCGCCGCTCGGACTTGACTCGCCGTGGTTTGACCTGCCGCTGCACACCGTCGCGAAGCAGGACGTCGACCGCAAGGACGTCGGTCGCGGCGGGCACGAGCGCTACAACGCCTTCTTCGTCGGCCCCCAGACGACTCAGGAAGCAGTGGCTACTGGCATCATGGACCTCGCCACGCCACTCTGGGACGAAGAGGATATCCTGATCCATGGGCTGCGTCGCTTCGATGTGGAGTCGCGGTACGAGGCGCCCGACGGCTCATCGACGGCATTAACGCTGGCGCCCTTCCTCCGGCAGAAGCTCCGTGACTGGTACGCGATCAACCCGTACCTGTTCAATGGGACCATCACCCTGGGCGTGGGCCGACCGGACATCCGCGCAGGCACGCGGGTGTTGATCCCGGGCGCGACCAGATTCCTCGACGAGATGTACTACGTCGAGGAGGTGACTAACGCCTGGACGATGGGTGTTGGGTTGCGGACGAATATGCTTGTGACGAGGGGCTGGCGGGGCACGATGACCGACTACGTCCAGACTGTGCGTGACCTGGCCGACAAGTACCGGACCCCGCTCTTCGCCACCCCGCACCAGGCCGTAGCAACGGTGGGCTTTGCGTAGGGAGAAGCCATGACAATGAGGTACACGACGAGGCCCGTTGGCCGGTCGGTGATGCAGGCGGGCATTCCTACGACGACGCCAAGCGACGCAGCGCCGTCAGCGATGGGCCTGCACCTCCGGGGGGTGGTGACAGCTACCTACACCACCGACGAGGATGGAGCGCCCAACTGGCGGGAAGACCGTGCCCAGCTCGGCGTGTTCTGCGACGTGCTCGCCTACTCCACGCTCGCCAATCTGCGCTTCATCAAATTGCCTGCCGTGCCGGTGCTTCAAGACCGTGGCGGGATGCACAGCGGGCGAGTGTGGAAGCCGCGCGCGACGACGGTGGACGTTGCAGAGGGCTCCACGCCTGACTTCGACAAGAGCAGCAACCCGGCCAACTGGGATGGCGACCACGTGTTGATCGGCTTCGTCGATAACAACCTCAACTTTCCGATCATTCTCGGGGGCGTGTCGCATCCGTCCGTCGACGTGGGCAACGGCGACAATGACATCGGTCACCGGAAGCGGCTCAAGCTCGCCGACGGTGACCCCGACTTCTTCCGCCACCACGGCAGCTACTACGGCATTGCTGACAACGGCGACCACGTCGTCGATACCACGCGCGCGAACGACGGCACTCTCAACCCCGACGGCACTGAGCCAGGCCCACCGACTGACGGGAAGGGCTCGCAGTACCGGCGGGCGCAGCAAGCGGCAGAGATCTCCGACGAGCTGTACGACATGAGCGGGGCCTCACCAGCGACGTTCGCTGCGGCCAGGCTCTGGGAGAACCTCTACGAGGTGCTGCTCGACGGGGTCAAGGCGGCGATGAAGGTCGAGGGCGGGGACGGCGACGCGACGTTGACGGTGGGTGACGGCGGCGGCACCGCGAAGCACGCGGCCGTCTTCGAGCACCTCGAGACGTGGTGGAACGGTACGATCAAGCCGCTGCTCACAGCATTCGACGCGCACACGCACGCTTCGGCAATGGGCCCCACGGGTCCACCGGTGCCCATCATCGGGGCGCCTGACCTGGCGACCAACGTGAAGAGCACCAAGGTCATCTTCCCCGACGGGTGAGCCATGGCGATGTCCGCAGCCACCATGGCGACCAAGATGGCCGACTTCATGGTGCCGGCGACTAATGACCCGACCGACCTCCCGCCCGGGATTGGAGCTGGCGCGGGTTGGCCGGGCGATCCGCCGTCGGCGCCGCTCTACACTGTCGGGCAAGCCTGGGGCTACGCCTACGCCGCCATGTTCGCCGAGGGCGGGGGTCCGAGCCCGCCGGTGCCTGGGCCGATTCTGGACGGCTGCGAGACGGCCCTGGTCGCTGCCATGGACGCCGGGCTCACCGGGCCAGGTACGGCGCCGGCGGCGCTTACGGCCGGCATCACGGCGTTCTGGGCCGCAGTCTCGGCCGGAGCTGCGACCCTGTTTCCAGGGGCGGTCTCTGCGACACCCCCGGTGACGCTGCCGGCGCTACCCGGGGCGTTCATCGCTGCGGGCGCGGCCACCTTGGCGCTGGGGCCAGCGACAGCTCCGCCGGCTCCTGTGGAGATCCCCTGGGACCGGTCCATCGCGCTGGCGGCGACTTCGACGCTGGCGGCTCCGGTCTTCTCGGCCAGTCTGGGCGGCTTCATCGTGTACCCTGGGCCGGTCAACACGCCCTTCGCTTGAGAGTTTCCAGACTATTGGCGGTATGCAATAACCCTGGAAATCGTGTACCGTGGCTCGAGACCAGCGAGGGGTGAGCTGTGGCCATACTGGACCGGGTTGGCGACGAGATAGCGGCGTTTGCGGAGCCTACGCAGACGGCCCAGCTGATCTCCGAATACAACCGCCAGCTCCGCACCGGCGACGACAAGTTCTTGAAGAAGATGCTCTACTTCTTCGAGCTGGAGGTCCCGGCATCGGTGGCGGCCGGCGGCTTCACGACAGGCACCCGGACCTTCCTCTTCCCTCTGGTCATCAATCCCACGTCCTACACGCTCTCTGAGCCCTTCACCGTCGAGACCACGCCCACCCTGGGCGGCGGGCTCTACGTCGAAGAGAACGGGATCATCCAGCGCAGCCTGCGCATCCAGGGGACCACCGGCTTCAAGCCGCGGCCGCTGATCGCGTCCAGCGGGTCCGCCCTGGGCGTCACCGACGTGCGCAAGAGCTACGCGCGGTCGCTGCCGGCCGCGGTCATCGAGAAGATCTCCGGCCAGCGCCATTTCCAGTACCTACAGGACGCAGTTTTCCGGACTTATGGCGACCTCAAACGGGACCCGGCGACGGCCGGCGAGACCTTCCTCCGCTTCCACATCCCGCGCGAGGGCGAGCACTGGCTCGTCGTGCCCATGGAGTTCACGCTCGAGCGCAGCCGCGGGCGGAACAACCTGTACGACTACAGCATTGAACTGCTCGTTGTTGACAAAGCGGACGCGTCGCGCCTGGTCGTCTCCGAGGACAAGACGGTGCTCGACGGGCTGCGTGATGCCGCCAGCGCTATCAGTACCGGGCTCAAGGTCGCACGCGGGGCCGTGCAAGATCTCACGCTACTCACTGGCCAGCTCGAGGGCCTGGTGCAGAATTTCAACGTCATCATCACGAACGCGAACAGCATCATCGACGCGGCAGACGCGTACGTTGAGGGCGTCACCGACCTCATTCTCTCGCCGCTGACGCTGGTGACGAACACCACCGCCATGATCGACAACGCGCTTCGGGTGGCGGCCAATGCAGAGGCCGCGGCCGACGAGGTGGCGAAGCCCTACATCAAGCTCACCGTCCAGACTCTGGTGCGGTTCTACACGCTCCAGAAGGGACTCGAGCGCATCGGGTCGCAGTCGGCGGCCTTCGAGACCGACGCGCAGAAACAGGTGCGCGGGGCGCGCAACAGCTCCAACGTGTCGGGCCTGTCGGATGCAGAAGAGGAAGCCGCGGAGTCGGCCACACCGCCTTCGACGATGTCGGACCTCGACACCGGCACCGGCTACACCGCTGGCCAAGTAGAGTCGGCGGAAGGCGAGCTGCTGCCCTACGATGCGCGCCCGCAGTACACCGGCGCCAGGCAGTATTCGGTCGCCCAGGGCGACACCCTGGCGAGCTTGGCGGCTGCCTTCCTTGGCGACGCGCGGCTGTGGCAGGAGATCGCGCTGGTCAACGGCCTGCGCCCGCCCTTTGTGAATGAGCAAGCCTCCGCCAGCCTCGACCCCAGCGACGAGACCGCGCTCAACAATGTGCTTGGCGTGGGGCGCAAGATCTTGATCCCCAACTTCTCTCAGCCCATCACCGCAGAGGTCGACCTCCCGGTGCTGGGGGTGCCGCAGACGGCTCCGGCCGACGAGCACCTCTTCGGCGTCGATACGAAGCTCGAGCGCGACAACCACGGGTTCTACGACGTCGCCATCGACACCGAGGGCGGGTCCACCGATGTGGCGCCGGCTGAGGGCCTCGACAACCTAGCCCAGGGGCTCACCGTTCGTGTGCACACCGAGCGCGGCACCGACCAACTCTACAAGCAGCTCGGATTGCAGCGCATCGTGGGGACCAGCCTCACGCCGGTCGATGTGGAGATGGCTCGCTTCCGGCTCTCGGAGTCGATCGCTGCCGACGCTCGCGTGGCCAACGTGCGCAAGGTCACCTTCGAACCTCCGGAGACAGGCTCACCAGACCGGGTCATCGCTGACGCTGAGGTCGAGCCTCGCGGGATGGCTGACGCCACGAACGTGATCCTGCCGGTGACGTAGGAGAGACGATGGCACGCTTTCAGATACGCACGCACCAGCAGATCCTCGCCGACATGATAGCCGGCGTCGTCGCCAAGTCGCAGCTTAGCGACGTCGGCGACAGCGCGATGGTCAAGCACCTCCTGTCGGCCTCTGCGATGTCTGATGCCGAGCTGTACTACGCGGCCAGCCTGATCCTCACCGAGTTCAACATCGACACCGCCACAGGCGAGGCCCTGGACGAGCGCGCCGCGGATATCCAGCCGGCAGTGATCACCAGGCTCGAGGCAGCAAAGGCCACTGGCAACGTGGTCTTCTCGAAGGCCACCGCCCTGGGCGGCGGCGAGACGGTCGACATCCCAGCCGGCACCAAGGTGAAGACCGCGGGAGGCATCATCTTCGTCACGACCACCGCGGCGCAGCTCACCAGTACGAGCCCGGAGATCATCTCCGGCCACGGTGTCGGCCGGGACGTCGAGAGCGGCGTGGCGGCGGAGAGCCCAGGCGCGGACGGTAAAGTCGCCGCTGACACCATCGTGAAGTTCGTGACCAAGGTGACGAACATCGACGAGGTGACGAATCCCGCCGCTACCCTGCATGGCCGCGATGAAGAGAGCGACGACAGCTTCCGCGCGCGCATCAAGTCGTACGTGGCATCTTTGGCCAGGTGCACGGTAGGGGCGCTCGAGGTGGCGGTGCTGGGCGCATCAGACCCGGACACTGGCGCCACCATCCTCTTCACCAAGGTGATCGAGGACAGCGTCAACCGCGGCCTGGTGACGCTCTACATCGACGACGGCACCGGCACCGCCGAGGATTTCCAGACTATCTCGGCGCCGGAGAACGTGACGGCCGGTCTGCTCGGGCCCCCGGCCGACTCCGCGGTGGGCGGCGAAGAGGTGCTCTACCTCGACAACTGGCCCATCGTCGACGGCACCCTGGCGCTTTCGAGTAGCACGCGTGGCGCCCTGGTGGAGAACACCGACTACACGCTCAACCTGGCCAATGCCCAGCTCGTGTTCGACCCACCTCTCGTTGCGGCGGAGGTCATCACCGCGAGCACCTACGACTACTACACCGGGCTGATCGCGCTCGCGCAGAAGATCATCGACGGCGACCCGACCGACCGCGAGAACTACCCCGGCCATCGAGCGGCCGGCGTGCTGGTGCGCGCCCTGGTGCCCCAGGTGCTGGTACAGAACGTCGTGTGCAACCTCTTCATCGAAGAGGGCTACGATCGCGACGAGGCCGTCGCTGACGTGGAAACGGCCGTCAAAGACTACATCAATGGTCTGAGCATCTCCGGCGACGTCGTTCGCAACGAGCTGATCAAGCGCGTCATGCAGGTGTCCGGCGTGATCAACGTGACGCTGACGACGCCGGCCGCGGATGTGATTATTCTCGATAACCAGCTGGTGCGTATCCAAGACGCCAACCTCACGGTAACCTGATGGCCCTGACGATCACCAGCGTGACGCCGGATACCCTGCCGTACAACGGCGGGCACCGGCTCGAGCTGCGCGGCAACTTCCCGCTCAATGAGCGGATTGAAGCCTACGTGGGGCTCACCGGCACTACGGCAGACTGGCGCTTGACTTCCGGTGTGGCCGGGCAGGGTGACGACCTCTACGCACTCACCGACACGCTCGTCGTGGCCTACACGCCAGCTCTACAGGCCGGCGGGCCCTTCAAGCTCTTCGTCCGGGCTCCTGACATTGCCGAAGAGGACACGCTCAATAGCGGGCCGAAGTTCGTGATCTCGAATTATCGCCTCAACGTCTACAACCTGCGCGCGCTCTTTGCGCCGATCTACAAGGTTGGGCCGCGACGCGTCGGTGCGGTGCCGCCACTATTGGGGAGCTGATGGTTAGGCGCCTACTACCAGATCGAAACACGGAGCTGCTACTGCGCCTGGACGAGACGTCTGGAGTTACGGCTTACGACGTGACTGGGAAGCCGAGTCCCCACAACGGCGTGATCACCGGGGCCATCCCGACAGCTGTAGCGGGTATGCCATTCACGTCCGCACTGCGTTTCTCTAGTAACGCCCATCTGGTGTCCGTGGCCGCGCACGCCGACTTCAAGGCCGTGTCCTATTCCTCACTCGCCTTCTTCGTCTATTTCGACTCATTCACCGGCGCCCAACAGCACCTGTTCAACGTCATCGACGGCACCGACGAGCAGGGACCGGTGGTCCTCCTTAACACCAGCAACGCCTGGGACTACATCTTGGATACGGCCGTGGGCAATGAGCAGCTGACGCCATCGTTCGCCGCGCCCGCCGCCGGCCGCTGGTATTTCATCGAGTGCACCTTCGACGGCACGAACATGCGCTTTCTCAAGTACGACTTCGTGACCCGGGCCTGGGAGCGCGACGAGTTGGAAGTGACCAGTCCGCCGACCACCATCTCCTTCGGCTCCGGCACCGTGTCGCCCCACATCGGCAACTACCCGGGGGGCGGTGTCGGCGCGCGTTGTCGCATGGCCGACGTGCTCTTCAACAGCTACCCGCGCCCGGTCTGGAAGACCTACAAGACCATCTACGCGCAGACGGACTTGGCCGGGGGTCTGAAATGAGCATCGTCGCCGCGTGGAATTTCGACAACGTCAGCGAGGGTGCCGTGGTCTACGACGACCAGGGCAACCACAACGGCTCCGTCATCGGCTCCGTGCCCTTGGTCCCTGGCCCGGTCAGCTCCAAGGGCCGCCAATTTGACGGCAACACGTCTACGAACCGGATCGTCATCCCGGCCCATGCCGACTTTGGCTTTCACCATGATTTGACGGTGGAGGCCCTCGTCAGCGTGGGGTCGTTGGGCTCACGCAGGGCCGTGTCCAAGGGGAATGCGTCGCAAGACGTGTTCTATATGGGCACACACCTCACAGCTGGGTGGCTTTTCCACTATCGGCCGTGGACATCTGGGACGGGGAAGAACCTGTTTACTAACGTCATCCCGGTCGCTGGAGAGCTGGCGCACATAGCCATGACCTGGGATCTATCAGAGCAGTTTGCACGCGCCTACGTCCACGGGTCCTTGGTCGCGGAAGACACAATCTCGGGCACGCACGACCAAGATCCTCGCGACTTGTGCTTCGGCGGCCGAGAGGATGCCACTGGGGGATGGGACGGTCAGATACACGCCGTGCGTTGGTGGGATGAGGTCGTGACTCAAAAGGCGATGTATGACCTGGTCCACGGGTCTGACATCAAGGAGGCACCGCACCTATGAGCATCCCGGCCCCAGACTTCTGGTGGAAGTTCGACGACACCGTCGCCGACCCGGTTGTCCCTGAGCTGGGCGGTATAGAGCTGACCTACACACCCGGTGCGACCTTCGTGGGCACAGGGTATCCAGACTATCCTGGACAGTTTGGTCGCTCCATCTTCTTCACCGGCAACGACCCTCTGCCCAACGCCGGCGACCCCAACGGCGGAGTCATCGAGAAAGCGGCGGCCAGTCCGTTGCTGGACTTCTCTGGAGACTTCACCATCGCCATCTGGGTCAACGCTAAAGATTGGACTCTGGTCGGGGGCATCGACAGTTTCTGGATGATAGTGGCAAAGAGGTTGGGAACTGGTCTCTGGCCCTACAACTACGCCATGTATCTCTCCCCTGGCGCCACAGCTCCCTACATCGGGTGCCAGGTCCGAGATGCGCTTAATAACGTCGTAGTGGTCAGCCACCCAATAGATTTCGCGGCCGAGATGTTTGGCCAGTGGCACCTGTGCGCCATGACCTACGTGCAGAGCACGGGCACGTTGGAACTACGTGTTGATGGAGCGCTTGTCGGCACAGACACCTTTGGTGCGCCGACGACCCCCGCGCAGGCGACGGGCAGTAAGTTGCAGATTGGAGCCACTCGAGGCGGCACCAACTGCTCTATGTACGGCTTCCTCGACAACCTGATGATGTGGGACGGCACGGCCCTGGACGAGGACCAGAATCGGGAGCTGTTCTACGGGGCCGACGTTAACACTATGACGCTGACGGCGACGTCTCCGACGTCAGGGCAATCTGACGTCACGTTGAACACGTCAGTGCAGGGGAGCATCGCTGACTCCGCCAATACTGTCGACTACACCAAGACCAAGATCTGGATTGGTGCGGCTAAGGAAGCACGCTACTTAGCCTATGACGGCAATGGCGCCGCTACGCCTGCGGACGGCATTCAAAGCGGCTGGGCGGGGACCTTCGTCAGCGACGGGAGCGGGGGCTACAACTTCAACTTGGCGCCGACGGGTGGCCAGCTCTTCGAGACGTACGCCTACAATGTTTTCGCCGAAGCAGAGAACGACGCAGGCGGCACCCTCGACGACGCCTACCCCTTCGAGACGCTCACCGTCGAAATCATCAAGAACAGCGGCTTCGAGGCGCGTCGTGATCCGCACGTCATTGGCCAGGCTCGCAACTGGCAATACTCCGGCTACGACCCTAACGCGCAGCTCGGGGTCAAGCGCGGGTCTCAGGTCCCCTCCCCAGGTGTCTGGCCGCCGCCGGAAGGTGAGCATGTTGCTACCCTGGGGAGCATCGATCTGTCTGAGCCGCTAGCGGCCGAAGAGTCTCGCATCCATACGATCGGCGTGGGTACGTCAGGGATTGCAGATAGCTTTGGCCCAGTAGCGCTCCCGATCACGGAAGGGCATTACGTCAAGGGCGGGTCCGTCTCGGTGCGCAGGGACACGACCGAAGTAGCGACCGACGACGGGGACGGGGGTATCGCTGGAACTGGCGTCAAAGGATGGCTGGACTACTGGACCCCGCGCGTGGCAGTGCGTGAAGACAGCGCGGGTGTTTGGGGCGTCGGAGAAGACGTCAACATCTACTACGACACGCGACCGTTGTTCATGCGACAGACGTGCATACCTGTCGACGACAGTGGGGCCCCATACTTGTCGGCCGTCGATTTGACGGCGTACAACTTCTTCAAGTTCTCGTACAAGTGGGTCACCCCATCATTCTTCGCCGCAGGCGAAACGTGGCGGTTACGCTGTTTGCTCGACGGGCACCTCGAAGTCTTCTCCAAAGACGTGACGGTTGGCGACGAGAGTGACAGCGACTCCGCATCGGTCGTGTACAATACGACCGCCATCGTAGGGACCGGCCACTTCTTGCAGTTTGTGCTCGAGATGGATCTCGGTGACCCGGCGCTGATTGAAGATTTCGAGAATGCGCCGAGTAATCGAGAGGCCGACTTCGTCGAGTCTCTCGCAGTCTCGGCTGAGTTTAACGACGGCGCGGATGAATACGAAGGCTTTGAAACCGCGCCTAGCAATCGAGAGATAGACTACAACCAGGGCTCTGCGATTAGCGCTGACTTCAACGACGGCGCCGACGACGTGGAAGAGTTTGAGAATTGGGACTAGGAGAGGGTCATGCAGGGCAACGCCAATCGCATCTTGCTCGGAATCGGGTCAACCGGAGCCGGCGACACCATCGTCGGCACGCTACCCCTGGACACGCGCTGGGACATTGTCCCAGGGTCTATGCGGTTCTGGGCTGCACGGGCCATCGACTACGGCTGGACCGCCTACAACGGTCCCTACATCGGCAAGGACGACGGCGCCGGCGGCTTCGATCCCGACGGCAGTGGCTACAATGCCGTCACGGCGTCGATCAACTACCAGACTGGCGCGGTGACCTTCAACGAGAACACCGACGACCCGCTGACGGGCAGCAACACCGCGCTGTGGGTCGAATACTACGAGAGGTTCCCGTCCAACACACCTGCTGACGACTTCGATATCAGCTTCATGTGCGGCAGCGATTCGCACTACCCGTTGATCCTTCACCGCTTCGATCACAGTTCATTCCCCAACCGGAATCTGGTGAATCACGGTCAGTGGTGCATGTCTGCCCGACAGCAGGCGGCAAACCACATCTCTCTCGTCGAGCTTTTGCTCAAGGCGGCGGCTACTGACACCGATCGCCCGGTCATGTCCGAGATCGCCATCCGCAACGGCTACAACCACCCGACACGGCCGAGCCAGGGCTCGCCCCTCGGACCCATGCTCATCCAGCGCTGCGAGTCACTCACCAGTCTCTCGCGCGCAGGCTATCGCTGGGGACCGTGGGCCGAAGACTCCTTCGGAGGTCGGCAGGGTCTATCTCTCCAGTCCGGCGGCTCCCAGGCCCTCACCACCGAGTATTATGACCCGCTGTCCTCGGGTCTGCGGGCCAGGAGGATCAGCGCAAACAACCTGCTTCGCTACTTCCCGGCCAACGCGGACAACGTCCTCCCCAACCTGCGCGGCGATGATTGGCACCTGTACCGAATGATCACGTCCTTCGACGCCGATCCCGGCGACCTGCACATCCACTTGCAGATGGCCATTGGTCACACGGAGGTGGACAAGGCCAGCCCCACGTTCCAGACCTTTGCCGATATCTGGCACCAGGCGAGTAACAACACACCGATTTATACGGCCCCGCCTGCATTCCCTTCCGGCCTTGATACCCTGGGAAACTGGGCTAGCCAGACTCCGCACGCCTATCCGCCGAATACGGGAAGACAAGGATTTGTCATTGGAGGCGCTAACGTGACGGATGCAAACAACATCACCGTCTACTTCGACGCCTTCCGCTGCTACAGGATGCCGTGATGCCGATCCTTGAGCACATCTGCGACGGGTGCGGGCATGTCGACGAGGACATCTTCCCGCGCGAGAGCGACGCCGCAGCACCGGTCTGCGACGGGTGCGGAGCGCAGATGCGCCGGAAGCCGTCGACGCCACGGCCGCACATGCTCACCGGCGCCGACGAGAAGGCTAGACGCGGCCGGATGATCTGCCAGCGCAACATCGACTACTGGAGCAAGGGCCCTGGGCGCGAGCGGTATATAGAGGACTCGAGCGGGCGCTACGACCTGACGCAGCTCGAGAATACTGCGCCGCCAGCTGGAGGTAAGCTGTGAGTGGGTCCGTCTTCTTCGGTTTCGACGGCGTCGAGTTCGGCTCTGACACCGCGGCACCTTACTTCGCCAACCGCGACCCGGCCGCAGGATCGACGGGGCACCCGATCGCTGACCCCGCGATCTTCGACATTAAGGACGACGGTTCCGACGTCGTTTTCAACACCATTGTCCTCAACATCAATCGCGGCGCGGGCGTGCAGCTCGCATACACCGGCTCGACTGGCCTGTGGTCGAATGGCTACACGGGTACGGTCACTGAGCTGACCGACGGCGGCCGCAAGTATTACCGCTTTTCAGTCACACCTCCAGGTGGGACCTGGCCGAACCTCCAGCTGCTCACATTCGGCGCAGTGGCCGAAGACGTCGTCGGCCATGTGATGAATGATTCGTACACGGCGACGACGGCCGACGAGGCGGCGCCGTATGTGACGAATCGAGACCCAGCGCCAGATGCTACCGGAGTAGCGTCGGACGCCCCGGTCAACTTCGACGTGGAGGATGATCATTCGGGGCCTGACCTCTCGACGCTCTGGGTGCGCCTGGGCGGCCTGGTGGCGATCAATGGCGGCGTGGCCCAGGCCGGGTTCACCGGCAGCTCCGCCGCACTGGTGGGCGGTAAGATCGAAGTAAGCGTCGTGCCCGACATTGGGTATGAGTCTGAATCCACGCAGCTGGTGGAGCTGGTGGTTTACGACACCGCGGCGGTGCCGAACCAACTCTCGACGTCGTGGGGCTTCACGGTCGAAGAGCTGCCGGTAGCTAGAGAGACCGGCTTCTTGGAGGCCTGGACGGATGTCGTCGGGACCATCGACAACGAGATCGGCGGGATGCGTGCCACGCGACTTCTCGCGGCCGCGGCCATTGGCGTTACGACGGTCGAGGTCGAAACCACCCACGGGTGGGAGGACTCTGGCAAGATCGGCATTGACGGCGTCGTCTACCGATACTCTGGAAAGACGGCCTCGACGCTCACCGGCCTGACGCACGTGTTCAACGGCGCTACCGTCTCCGGCCTCAAGAAGGGCCACGAGATCGAAGCGGCCGTGCTCGACCTCACCCAGACCTACTCCGCCCTGGACAACCTCCGGCGCGCGATGTGGGTCAACTACGCCGAAGGGGAAGACCTCACCACCATCGGCCGCAACTATGGTGTCTCCAGGTTGCCGGAGATGGCTGACGACGACGTCTTCCGCGAAGTGGTGAAGGTCTTAGCCTACAACCCGAAGGGCACTACCTATGGGATCGAGCTGCTGCTCGACGTCATGCTCGGGTCGGGCAACTACGAAATCTTCGAGGACTTGATCGCCTTCAACAATACGATCTTCGTCAACATCGACGCCGACGCCGTGATTAATGACGAAGTACAGGGGAAGGCGATACTCGAGGCGACGGAGAGCGTTCGGGCCGTCAGCGACTACGCCGTCACCCTGGGGTCAGAACCCGACGCTGTCGGTAGCGTGGTGCTGCGAGACGAGCGCATCGACACCGTGCTGCTGACTCCGCCGGCAACGGTGCAGCGCCCGAGCGCGTTCAACGCCATCGACTACGATGGGGAGACTCCACCCGGCCGCCAGGTCTGGCTCTTCGTGGGCACGACCGAGGCGACCGAGGTGAACCTCATTGCGGCTGAGGGCGCGGTAGAGATCTCTTCGCTGGCCCAGGTCCAGTACCGGCGCGAGCTGCGTGTGCAGCCTGAGTCTCGCGTGCGCTTCGGTGCAACGGTCACCGTCCCAACTACGGGTACGCCGGAGAGCAGCAACCCGAACCAGGCGGCCATGCTGCTTCACGACACGGCCAGGGCCATCGGCTGGGGCATCGACTCCGACACCGGCAGCACCTTCAAGCTGGGACTGGTCGACACAACCGGCAACAGCTTCATCGGCACGGCCCTGGTGCTCAACCGGGACACCTACTACGACGTCGAGGTGGTGAAGAGCCGCGACGGCGCTCGGGTGCAGCTCAAGGTCGACGGCGTAGTGCGGCAGGACGTGGCCTACAGCGCCTTCCCGGTGACGGCCGGTACGAACCACAAGGTGGACGTGGGCAATGCGGCCGGGGCGCTGACGAGCAGCGCGGACCTCCGCTTCAAGCGGCTGCGGGTGCACGTGACCACCGACACCGACTACTGGGCGGCGCGTGGCGCGGCGGGCTCGGTGGCGACTGCGAGCCCGGACCAGTTCGACTGCGGTATCTTCGGCTTCTTCCTCAATCCGGCCGACGAGACGAAAAGGCTGGAAATCAAGACCTCGGCCGCAACCAACCCCCAAGGGGGTAACAACAAGGGTCGCTGGCTGGTCAACGATGTCATCACTTCGGACGTGGTCGAGCTGCTCGGTGAGCAGCAGACCGGTGCCCAGGTGGACGGCGCCCAGCCGACCCGCATCACCATCCCCGACAGCCGCCGGGCTTTCAAGTTTCCCGATGACCTGGGGAAGAAGGTGGTGCTCACCGACGCAGACATCCCGGCCAACGATGGCGAGTATGTGATCTCCGTGCTGCGTGACCCGGACACGCTCGCCGACCTGGCGGCCGCTGACACGCCGCTCGAGAGCTACACGAACGTCTGCGAGGTCGTCGGGGCCTCCTTCGCTTCGGAAGCAGAGATCGATTGGAAGCTCAAGCCGGTGTTCGTCACCGAGGCGGGCCTGGAGTGGGAGCTGTCGGACGCAGGCGGCTTCGCGGCCGCCACGGCAACGATGCGCCAGACGCTTCCGTTGACGACGGGTAGCGTGGCGAGGGTCTTCGATGTCCTCGCCACCCATTTACCGACCGCGCAGATCCTGCCACTATCCGAGGCGATGAATTTCCTCGTGAGTGAAGGACCGCCGCCGACGTTCGACTACTACCCGTTCTATCTGACAGTGCCCTGGGGGTACATTCAGAGCTACGTGGACGATATCACGGTCGCCGGCGTCATCGCCGAGATCGAAATGACGACGGGGTAGCAAGATGCACGACCTGTTGAGAGTGGACGCCAACGAGCGCGTTGACCTGCGCGACTTTCAGTTCGCGGTCAAGAACGCGATGGAAGACAACAGCCGCCAGCTCGCGGCCAACTTCCTCACCAGCCCGGCTGGTGTGAGGGCGTGGATCGTCGACGGCTTCGCTATGTCTGACGGTGGCGCGAGTCAGCTCGTGGTGCAGAACGGCGTGGCCTTCATCAGCATGGACCGCGACGGCGAGGTGCTCGAGGGGGTGCTGGCTACCGAGGGCGACGCGTCGAGAACGCTCGACCTCACTGGTTATTCCAACGCCGTGCACGGCATCTACCTGCGCTTCTCCCAGGTCGAGGGCGAGGAGAAGGGCCGCATCTTCTGGAACAGCGGTTCGGACACCGAATATAGCCAGTCGGTGACGACGCGCTACCTGGCCAACTGGGCAGTGCGCGTTGAGCGGACCAACCCCGGAAGCGACTGGCTCAAGATCGGCGAGGTCAACCCGACGAACATCGCCGGGACGCTCACCGACCAGCGCAACTTCTACTTCGAGGGCAAGGTAGACGACGCGTACGCTACCACCTGGGGCGGCGGCACTGACCGCAACGCCGACCGGCAGCAGTACGGCATTAAGGATCTACAGACCTTCGTCGACATGACGAAGGAGGCCTTCGAAGAGCTGCGCTCCAGCTCGGGCAACCGCCGCTGGTGGGAGGCGGGCATCCGCGACCTCGACCTCGATACCGGGCCGCTGCGCGTCGGCTTCACCGGGGGCTCGCCGCCGGACGCGAAGTCGGTCATGGTCGGCGACGACGGCTTCTACATGGGGCTGCTCGTTGGCGGCACCACGCCCTATATCAACTTCGATTCGGGCGACCAGCTCTTCTACTCGCGCTCGTTGAATCAATGGCAGTGGAATATCAGCGGCTGGCGCATGAAGCTCGGTACCGATGGGCTCATTCTGGCCCAGGGTCTTGTCGTAGGATACGACGGGACGCCGGCTAATGATCAGGTGTGCGTCGGCGACCTCAATTTCAAGCTCGATTTCAACGCGAGCCTCCCGCAGCTCAACTTCGATTCGGGCGACCGGCTCGAGTATGACCGGACGGGTAACGCTTACAACTTCCGCATTGGCGGGACGCTCGTTGGCCAGTTCCAGACCAATGGGCTAGTCCTCGACAACAATGGGATCATCGCCGGCTACCAGGGCACGCCTTCGGGGACGCTGGCGGCATTCGGCGCCAGCCCGTCCTATCAGATGTTGCTCAACTGGAGCAGCGATCAGCTCCCGCTATTCCAGTTTGACCCCAATGACTTCATCCGTTACGACCGGACAAATAACCTGATGGACTTCGTCCTTGGCGGGGCGACCTTCCTCTCCCTCGACGATGATCCGCCGGCACCGCGGCAGAAGTACGTCAAGGCACACCAGGACTTCATCGTCGAAGATGACGACTTCGCGCTGGCCATGAGCACGAACCCGAGCATCTTCTTCGACGGGTACACCAGCCTGCTCGCCGACGACGTCGACTATATGACCTTCCGTCGCAGCGACGACACCAAGGGTCAGTGGGAGCTGATCATCGCAACGGGCGTGGCGCTTGGGGCTAACTGCCCCAATGGGACGCAGTCGTCAGCGCAGGCCTGGGCGCGAGGCCGCTTCTCGGTGGGCTTTGACCCGGCCGCGGCTTTCGTGGCGCCGGACTACTCGCTCAGCGTCGGCAGCGGCGCTTTCTACATGTCGGAGTGGGAGGCGGGCCTCACCGACCCGCACATCGCTTTCGACGGCGTGGCCGACAGTCTCCTGTACGATCGGAGCGCCAATGAGTTCCATTTTCAGGTCGTCAGCAACGTGCGGGCGAAGGTCACTCAGATCGGCGTCATGCCGGGCGCGAATGACACGCATTACCTGGGCTACACTGGTACCGACTGGTTCGCCGGCGTATATGCGCGCCATGGCGCGTTTAAGGAGGATCTTCAGGAACTCACCTCGGACACCCAGGTCATTATGCGCTGCGGTCAGAATGCCGTCGTCGCACGGGGGCGTATCGGGAACAACGGTACGCCGGGGGTGCAAGCTGTCATCGGGGATCACTTCAACATCATCAATGCGGTGATTCAGACGGCGGTGTCCCCGCACACGATTGTGGTGACCTTCGATCGGCATCTCGACGTGAACGATTCGGTCCACGCCGAGTTCGTCAATGACGCGAGCGGGACATTCTCGAAGTGGAAGACCGCAGTGCGCTTCATCAGCACGAACCAGATCGAGATTCAGGGGTACGACACCGCGGCGCACACGCAGGGGATACCAATCACCGACGTGCTGGTCACTGTCATTGGGAAGCCCAACACTCTGGTGACATAACAAGGGGACAGACGATGAAGATGGCAGAGTTCAAGGAGGCAGTGCAGGCGCTGCTCGACGGGAAGGCTGGTGGAGACCCAGTCATCGACTTCGTAGTTGAGAAGTACCGGGCTGCGCGCCTGGAGTTCGCCCAGGCAGCGACCGAGCTGCAAAAGGTGGAACGCACAGCCGCGTCGCTGCGCACCCAGGCTACCCGAGCGGAAGGAAAGGTCTCGGGGTACGCTCGAGACCTCGAGCAACTCTTGGGGCTGGAGGAAGACGATGGCGGAAGAAGAGCGGAACGGGGAGATGGAGCTGGACGGGGGAACAGTGCCGGAGACGGAGAGCGGCCCGCAGCTGACGCTTGAGGAGCTGCAAGAGATCCTCGAGAACGCGCGCGAAGAGCCGATGAAGCTCGCCGCGCTGGGTGTCCAGCTGCTGCGCAAGCTCAGCAGCACCACACGCCTCGCGTTCATGGCGCTGATGCTGTTGGCGCTGGCGATGTGGTCGCCGTGGTTCGGCGGGTCGGTCGAGATCCCGTCGACCATGCAGACCGTGCTGCTCGGCGTGATGGGCGCGCTGCTTGGCGGCAAGGCCACCAGCGCATGGCGCGCCGGCCGGGAGTAGACCGCGCCCGGGGGAGGCAACGTGTTCCTGCCATTTCTCGAGAAAGTCTGGAACGGCATCAAGGCGGCTGCCCGCTGGTGCGTCGATCACTGGTACGTGCCCCTCTTCGTGGTGGGCGTCGTGCTCGGCTTCATATTGTCTGGAAAGCTGCGCTCGCGCGGCGGCCCGACCGAGCGCACCAAGGTCGAGCTGGAGGCCATCAAGGCGAAGGCCGACGCGCGCAAGCTCGCGGCCGACCGCGGCCACAGCGCAGCCAAGGCGGAGGTCACCGCCAGGTACGTGCGCCGGCGCGAGCAGCTCAACGAAGAGCAGAGGAAGGAAGCGGAGGCCCTACGTGAAGACCCACAAGCTCTGGCTGCCTATCTGGTCCGCGCTGGCGCTCGCAGTCGCCGCTGAGGCGCGCCCACAGCCCGCAGAGGCCTGCGACCCGGACGAGCCTACCCACTGCGCCGTCCCGCTGGGCGAGGGCGCCCCTGCGCCCTTCACCGGCCAGCTGGTGACCACGCCCCTGGCCATCAGCCTGGGACAGAAGGCGGAGAAGTGCAGCGCCTGGACCCAGCTCGAGGTTGAGCGCGTTGCCGAGCTGGGCGCGGCCAACCTCACGCACGAGAAGGAGCTGCGCACCATCGACCGGGACGCGTGCCGCGAGAAGACGGAAAGCCTGGAAAAGGCGCTCGAGGAAGTCGAGGCCAGGCCGTGGTGGGAGCACCCGGCCGTCGTCGCGACCGCGGCCATCGTCGGCACCACCGTCGTGCTCACAGGGCTCTACATCGCGGCCGTGAAGACGATCCAGACACTCGAGTGAGCAGAAATTTCAACCCGCCTGTAACGATCGCGTCCGCGATGTGTTTTATCTGGTATGAGCTTTCGGGTTCATCGCCCAACCGCCCCCAGACAGCGCAGAGCGCTTAGGGGGCGGAAGAGCACCGTAAGGGTCCCGTACATGTCTATGTACGGGTCCCTAACGGGATCCAAACGGAGACGCATACGGAGTATGAGTCGAGACGTTTCCAGACACTGACGGAAAGCGTACCGAGAGGTGGAAGCCACCTCTCGGTAGCGGGCTTCGCCCGCTGCTCTCGTACGCTTCGCGTTAGCCTGGGGGAGAGGGCTTCTTCGGATGTATCCCGTCACTGCACCGGCCGTCACCTTCGAGGTCTTCAACGGCCGGACGAATGTGCACGGCGCGCCGCCGAACCTACTCGACGCGCTCGAGTCTCGGCTGGCCTACCCGAGCGCGCTCGCCGACGCTGAGGAAGATGACTGGAAAGCGCCCGGCGACTGCGGGGGCTGGGATGGCTGGGTGCGGCTGCTCCGCCGGCCGATGACGATCCCGCCCTGGTTCCCGACGGGGCTGCTCGAGATGACGTCGAGGCTCTGCGCGAGCTGGGGCTGGCACGTCAACTACCTCGACCTCCGCCAGCGCCCGGCCGACGAGATTCCAGAGTTTGCTGATCTCGAGCTGCGCGACTATCAGACCGAGGCCGTGCGCGTCGGTGTCGAGGTCGGCCGCGGTGTCTTCGACATGCCGCCCAGGTCGGGCAAGACCCGGCTGGCCGTCGAGCTGCAACGGCAGCTCAACCACCCCTGCCTGTGGATCGCGCCCACCGACCGCATCGTGCGGCAGACCCGCCGGGTGATCGAGCAGTACATGGGGAAGCACTACGCCGTGCACGCGGAGGGCACGAAGAAGTGCACGCCCGAAGAGCTGGCGAGCGCCCGCGTCGTCGTGTGCACCGCAGCGACGGCCGTGCGGCTGCCCCAGGAGTTCTACGACACGCGGCACATGATGATCGTCGACGAGTGGCACCACGGCGCCGCGAAGACCTACCGCGACATCTTCAAGAAGGCCGACCACATCTTCTACCGCTTCGGGATGACCGGTACTTTCTTCCGCAGCGGCGAAGATGACCTCGCCATGCACGCGCTGCTGTCGCAGACGCTGTACAAGGTGACGACGTTGGAGCTGCTCGAGCGCGGCTTCCTCGTGCCCACGCGTGTGCTGTTTCTGCCAGTGCTCGACGCGGAGCGGCTGCCGTCGCAGATGGGCTCATTCAACGTCGGCCACGGCAAGTTGGGCATCCACGAGTGCATCCCGCGCAACGTGCTCGCCGCCAGGTGCGCGATGCACCTCTGGCAGCGCGGCAAGAAGGTGCTGATGCTCGTCGGGACGAAGGTCCAGGGCCGCACGCTGCTCGGCTACATACAGTCGATGTTGCCGCCTAAGAACGGCACCGAGTTCCACAGGGCGGAGTTCGTGTCGACGGACACGGCCCGGCCGGTGACCGAGCGGATCATTGACGCCTTCGTCGAGACCGACGAGGTGGGCATTCTCCTGGGCACCTCGCTGGTCGGTGAGGGCGTGGACCTCCCGAGCGCAGACGCGCTGGTGTACGCGCGCGGGGAGCGTGCGGAGGTCACGCTCACCCAGAGCGCCTTTCGGGTGTGCACGGCAAAGGCTGGAAAGTCGGAGGCGCTGATCGTGGACTTCGCCGACCGACACCAGAAGAAGCTCATGGAGCACAGCAAGGAGCGGCTGCGGGTCTACTACGAAGAGCCGACTTTCTCCGTCGATGTGATGCAGGGCCCCGAACAATTCTTCGCGGCCGTGTAGCGTTTCCGGCTGCCGTGTGTTTTATCCAGTAGGAGGTGACGTGTGACGCTCATAGGTAAGAACGGCCCGCCGCTTTCAGGTCCCGGCGCCGGCTTCTCCGAGGCCGACGTCTTGCGCTCGCAGCTCGCCGAGATGCAGGCCAAGGTGCAGCTCGCCGTGCTTCAGGCCCAGGGGCAGACGCTCGCGGCGTCGTCATTCAAGTCGATGGCGATGTCGCTGGTCATCGCCTTGGGCACCAAAGAAGCGGAGGGCGTCTTCACCGCGACGGTCGGTGAGCAGACGATCCAGTCTCTGCCGGCCGAGTATTTCCTCGAGCAAGGGCACGACGCGGTGACGGGTAACTTGTCGCTTAGCGTCGTAACACCGGACGCGGGGCCGCACTACCTGGCGCTCAAGAAGCAGCACACTGAGGCTGAGGTGCAGGCCAAGGCGCAGGTGATGTCGGCGTTCGGGCGCGGGCCTGGTGTTTGACGACGACGGAAGCCGTGTTACAGTAGGGACTCGTTGAAGGCGCCCGGCTGGCAGCTTGAGTCCCCATTCACTGCTGGCCGGGCGCTTCGTTTATGCGGGAGGTGAGACGTGTTGCAGCCGGAGACCATGGCAGAGATCCTCACAGCCGAGTCAGACCCCGAGCACCTCAAGCGGTGGCTGAGCGAGAGCGGCCGCAAGTTCATCGTCCTCAAGGCGGACGACCTCGTCGACTCGCTCCAGCCCTGGCCGGAAGCGGCCGACATCTTCATCGGCATGGTGGAGGGCTACCGCAAGCACCGCATGAAGACGCTCAGCTCGCGCACGATGAAGGCGAAGCACCCGGTCACCAACGTGCCCATCGACGTGCCGCTCCAGAAGACCGACGTGCTCGAGGTCGACGAGCTGGACCGGTGCATCCGATTCCTGATTGGCCAGGTGACCTCGCTCGACGAGAACTGGTCCCTCGACAACCCACCACTGTAGGAGGTCGCCGTGCAAACGGTCGTGACCGTGATGTCAGGGAACAAGAAGACCCTGGCAACCGTCGAGTTGAACTACACCGTTCCGCCGCGCAAGCGGCTTATCTTCGAGGCTGCCTTCCGCAACGGGTTTCCCGGCGCGCGTCGCTTCTCCTGGGTGCAGGGCGAGGGGCTCTTCGTCGCCAAGCAGGGTTGGGGGCGTCTCGGGCGCATTCACGACCCCAGGCGGTGCCCCCGGCCGCAGCGACTGTTGCCCAGGGAAAGGCCGCCGGTGCTCAAGGCGTAGGTGTGCATTGGCTCTGCTACAAGCTCTGACGTCTCGTCACCGGGCTCAGGTTGAGCTGGTGGAAGGGCGTTAGGAGGGACGATCTGGACTGGCACTGGAAACGCGGGAAGCCTCTCGACGAACCAGCGCCATGTCCGTATGACTTCGACCGGGGGTGAGATGCTCCATGACCCGCGCCTGCTACTCGAGGACTTCAACGGCTATCGCGCGAAGACCTACAATGCGAAGAAGGTCTCGAAGAAGAGCGGTGGTCACTTCGCCATGCGGCCGCTACGACCGACGCAGGACCGCATCGACGCGCTCACCGCGATGCAGGCCTGGTGTGAGGGCCACGGCATCGACGCGCGGCAGTGGCTCTACTACCTCTTCAACAATGTGCGGAAGTGGATGTACGCGCCCGACATCAAGCGGCCGACCCACCTGATCAACGAGAAGCGCGTCGCTGACTTCAAGCAGTCGGCGGTGCCCTACGACTACACGGCCAAGATGCAGGCAGAGGCCCAGGTGCGCGACGTCGTCTACCAGCGCACGCACAATCCCCAGGTCGACCTGCTACCGGCCGCGGAGAACACGAAGGGGCGCTACCGCACGCTGCGCCGAGAAGAGGTGTGCTTGAGCTTGCTTCGCGAGACGTACGGCTACCACCCGAAGAGCAAGCACTGCCCAAGCTGCCCCCAGGCGGGGCCGTGTGAGGCGGCGACCCGGCGGTTGTGGCCGGTCGACGTCGTCGAGCTGAGGTTGAAGTGACGCGGAATACCGACGACATTGACATCAAGACGATCAAAGATCTGGAAAAGCGCTTGGCGAAGAAGATCGAAAGGCGCGGCCCGGATGATTGCTGGTGGTGGAAAGGCCGTCGTCGGAAGTGCGCGCAGGCTCCTACTATGCGAGCTTTCTATTCCGACGGTACGCCCGGCGCTATTCCGATCCCGAGATTGATATACCGGATGCTGCATGGTGATTTGCCGCCGTTGACCGCCGTCGCCCACAAGTGCGGCAATTCTTGGTGTTGTAATCCGGACCACCTCATTCCTGGCGGCCGCCAGTGGTGGCGAGAGTAATGCAGCGCCAGCCGGTCCAGGCATACACCCGGTTTCCCTTCGACGCTGACTACCAGCGCGAGCTGCTGCGGATGGTCTGCGAGGACCAGATCTTCTCCAACGCGGTGTCGAAGTGGCTCAAGCCCGAGTTCTTTGGCGAGGGCACGCTGGCCTGGGCCTACTCGCTGATCGAGCGCCACCGCGAGCAGTACAACGTCACGCCGTCGACGGGTGTGCTGGTGAACGAAGCCGCCAAGCTCGACCCCCAGGTGCGGCAGCTCTACGCGGCCAGCATGGATCGCGTCAGCCAGATGCCCTTCCGCGACGAGCAGTGGCTCAAGGACTCCGTCGTCGACTTCGTCCAGCGCAACATCTTCGCCGAGGCCTACAAGCAGAGCAAGGACCTCTACAACAGCGGCCGTGTCGGCGAAGCCTACGACGTCATGCAGCGCGAGATGGAAGAGGTGCGCTCGGTGACGTGGAAGCTGGTCGACCGCGGCTGGCTCGGCAAGGAGTTCGCCCAGCGCAACGCGGAGCGCGCCAACTACGACCCCGGGATGGAAGCGATCCCGACGGGCTTCCCCTGGCTGGATAACGACATCCTCGACGGCGGGCTCAGCCTGGGCGAGCTGGGCATCTTCGTGGCCTACGCCAAGATCGGCAAGAGCATGGTGCTGGTCAACTTCACCGCGCGCGCGGTGCGCGGGGCCTTCAAGCGCGTGCTGGTGTGCGTGCTCGAGGGGAAGCGGCAGCAGTGGGAGGCGCGCCTCGACGCGTGCTTCTCCGGCCAGCTCTACCAAGAGGTGAAGGAGGGGCTCACCGGTCAGGCCTATCAGGAGCTGATGGCCCAGTACCGGTACTTCGAGAACAACGTCGTGGTGCGCGGCTTCACCGACGAGTGGGACTACACGATCGAGCATATCTGGCAGGAACTGCGCGAGCTGCGCACGCACTTCGGCTGGGTGCCCGACCTGATCGTCATCGACTACGGCGACCTACTCAACGGCCGCGGCAAGTTCAACTCGACGTACGAAGAGCAGAAGGCGACCTTCCGTGACCAGAAGAGCCTGGCGAACAGGGGCTACGCGGTGTGGACGGCCAGCCAGGCGACGCGACCGAAGGAGAACGCCGACCGGCCGCACCTCATTCGCGCGCGCAACATCGCCGACTGCTACGAGAAGGTCCGGGTGGCCGACTTCATCGGCACGATCAACGCGACGCCGGAAGAGCAAGACGCCGGGCTCATTCGCATCTTCGCCGAGCTGTACCGCGACAATTCGGCGAACAAGCTCTACGAGCACCGTTGTGACCTCACGCGTTCGACGATCTACGGGCAGGAGAACCGCAAGCTCACGCCGGAGAGCTTCGTCGGCGGCGCGTCGGGGGAGCAGTACCAGTTCGGGTTCACGCAGCAGCAGGCACCAATATGAGCAATCGCCATAATCATCGCCGCGACGAGAAGCGTCGTACCGAACACGGCCCACGCTTCGAGGATAATAATCCCGGGAAGGGGTGTAACAGTACCCACGTTGCCAGGGTCCGTCGATGGTGGAAGCGATTTGCGAATCGAACTACGAGGCGGCTCGGGCTGACGTCAAAGAAGTATCGAGGGGGACGGCCGCGCGGTGTCTGACCAGCGACTCCTGCGGATGGCGATCGAGCGCTTCCGCCTCCGTGACTACCTGCGCCAGTACGGCGCCCAGGGCGGCGGCCTGGGCGAGTGGGTGATGACCTGCCCGCGCTGCATGGGTGAAGAGAAGCTCGTCGTCAACGTCGGCAAGACGGGTGCGCCCTGGCACTGTTGGAAGTGTCAGGTGAAGGGGCCGCCCGACTACCGCGGCAAGCGGCGTGTGCTCCACGGCGGCGGCGGCCTGATCAAGCTGGTGCAGTGGCTCGAGGGTTGCGACCGCCGGCGCGCCATCGCCTTCATCGTCAGCGGCGTGTGGTGGGGCAACGCCAACGTGGGAGAGCTACCGCGCGAAGAGCTGGTGGCGGGGCTGCTCGAGTTGAACGTACAGGCCCGTCCGGTGCAGCCTCCGCCGCACTGGCGGAATTTCGTTGACGGCCAGCACCCCTATTTACTACAACGCGGGATCTCGTTTGCGGATGTGCAGCAGTTTGGTTTAGTCTGGTGTGACGACGGGCGCTACCGCAATCGGTTGATCTTTCCGGTCTGGGAGGGGGGCGAGATGGTCTACTTCCAAGCGCGCGCGATGTTCGACGGCGCCCCTGGAGACAAAGGCCACCGCAAAGCCCTCAACCCCTCACGAGAAGAGTCGAGCGTCACCAGCGACGAGGTGCTGATGAACCTCGACCAGGCGCGGCACTACCCGCGCGTGGCCGTCACTGAGGGCCCCATCGACTGCGTGCACGCCGGTGCGAGCGCGGTGTGCACCTTCGGCAAGGTGATCAGCCCAGTTCAGATCGCGAAGCTCCTGCGCGCGGGCGTGCGCTCCCTCGACCTGATGTGGGACCCGGAGGCCGTCGAAGAGATGCGCGCGAGCGCGCCGCTGCTCTCCGAGCTGTTCGACCTCCGCGTGGTGCAGCTTCCGGCCGGCACAGACCCAGGGGACTTGCCCAGAGAATATCTCGACCAAATGCGCGGGCTCGCGGGTACCTATTCCAAGCTCGCATGGTTGGAGTGACGATGCCGAGAAAGCCGGACAAGCAGCGCATTGAAGCGAGCCTTCCCGTCGACATGGTCGATCTCGTCGACAACCTGCGCATGTCGCTGGGCCTGACGAGGTCCGCGCTGGTCTCCGTCGCCGTCGTGCACTTCTGCGCTGAGCTGGCCGCGGTCTTCCCGGTGCCCAAGAGGCAGGAAGCCTTGTCGAAATTGGACAAGTTGTTCCGTGCGGCTCTCGCGCGGGCTCAGAATGCGGCGTAATTACGATGGGTTGTGATTTTCCATACTTTCCATATCAATCTTCACCCGGTTTCCGGGGTTTTCCCGGGAAAATTGGGAAAGGCGTTATGTTTCAATCACTTGAAAGGGGACACCATGGGAGCATCCATTGGAGGGTACACGGGCTGCTGGGAGGACGTGCTCACCCTGGTCGACTGGCTAGCCGGCCAGCTCGCGCCAGTGCTGGGTGAGATCGACGACACGGCCTGGGATCGAGACGACTACCGGCACGAGCTGCTGCTCGTGGCCATGAACGCGGCGCTCGCCTTCCGCCGTAGGCACCAGGGAACCTTCACCGACGAGAAGCGCTACATCGCCCGGTCGCTGTGGAACCGCTATCGCAACTGGGCTGTCCGTCGGTGGCACGGCTACACGCGGCTCAGCCTCGACGATTTCCTGACATTCGAGAGCGAGGGGGTGCGCTACGAGGGCTACCTCGAAGCACGCGACGCTTTACATTGTCTGGAAACCATGATGCCATCAAAGAGGCTGGAAACTCTGGTCGCCTGGGAGCTAGACTTCGGGCGGCCGGCAGACCGGCGCGAGCGGCAGCGGTTGCGCACCAGCGCGTCGAGGGCGCGCGCAGAAGCTCGGGCGCTGCTGTAACGTCTGCGCGTCTGGTGTGTTTTATAGATCAGGAGGACTCGAGGCATGGGCAGCATCGATCGAAGCGCGCTCGAACAGCGCGCCAACGCTCTGGGCGTGCCCTGGACGCACGCTACCACCGACGACGAGCTGACGAAGCTCATAGCGCACGTAGAGGCAGGAAGGTCGCCCACGGACTTCGGGACCATCGAGTGCCACGGCATTCTCTGGGACCCGACGTACCGCTGGGACCCGACCACGTCGGAGAGTCAGGAATCCGACGACTGCTACAGCTGCGACCACTTTAAGTCTGGAAGCTGCGAGGCGGCTTTCCTGACTAACGTGGAGCGCGCGGCGGCCGCACACGGCGAGGATCTCGCGGCCATCGCCGACGAGCTGGAGACGAGCACCGAGCTGATTCAGCTGGCGCGCTCCAGGGCGGCCAGCGCTGCCGCGGCCGGCGACAACGGCGCCGCGGGCGCGCAGGGGCCGGCGCCCGAGCCGGAAAGTCAGGAAAGCGCCCAGCTCGACCTCGAGCAAGAGGCTGGAAAGCTGGAACAGGGCGAGCCGCCCGCGGGCGTCGACGAGAATGAGGTCGGCCTGGGCATCCCGGCTGAGGCCGTCGGCGGCCCGCCGGTGTCGACGGACCCCCCAGCGACCTATCAGCTCCCAGAGGGCGCGGCCACCTTGGCGCTGGGGCCAGCGACAGCTCCGCCGGCCGGCACCTACCAGCTGCCTGACGGCCAGCCGCCGACGATCCCGCCTGGTGCTTCGGTCGAGGGCACCTGGCAGGAGCCGCCCGCAGCACCCCCCGAGCCTCCGGCGCAGCCCGCGCCTCAGCCCGCGCCTCAGCCCGAGGCCCAGGCACCCGCAGCGGAGGCTGTCGCGCCCCCTGCGGCGCCGGAGGCCCCACCGCCACCCGACCCGACGCCGCCAGCTGAGCCTGCGCCCCAGGCGCCCAGCGAGGCGCCTGTGGACCCTACGGTGGCCGGGTCTGCCGAGCCTGCGGCGGGTCCGGCAAAGTCAGGAAAGCAGGCCAAGAAGAGCCGCACCAAGAAGGCGTCCCAGAAGCGTGGCCCAAAGAAGCCTGCCGCGTCTGCATCGGCACCGGCCGCCCCCAAGAAGAAGCAGCAGCGCGCCCGCAACGAGTGGGGCGAACACACGTACGGCGCCCGGTTCGAGCGGGAGCGGTCCAAGAGTCCGCTGATCGCGGGACTGGAGCCGGGCACGACGCTGACGCGGCCGTGGAAGGGGCAGGACCGCACGGTGGTGGTGCACGAGGACCACTACAGCTACCAGGGCAACAAGTTCCCGACTCTCTACGCGGTGACGAAGGAGATCACGGGGACGGTGGAATACGAGTCGAAGAGCAAGAAGGATCCCAGGGAGCAGCGCAAGCTCTGCCAGTGGAGCGCGGCGAGGTTCTGGAAGCTCAAGCAGAAGGAGAAGGCCCTCAAGGAGATCGCGAAGAAGCGCCAGAGCAAGAAGGACAAGGGTTCGTCGTCAACCTGACGACGGGGACGCGCGAGAGCGTCGCCTGGCCCGGGTTCCCTTCGCTCAACATGCTGATGGAAGACGGCGACAGCAAGCCGGCCATCTTTCAGGTGTGGTTCTGGGCGGACTCGATCAGCCGGTGGGTATGCGTCACGCCACGTCGCTCTCAGGCGGTAGCCTCTGGAGTGATCGAGCTGACGCCGAACGACGCGCTCATTCTCCAGGCGGTGATCGCCGGGGGCGTGACGCTCGAAGATGCACTGCTCGACCTAGAATCGTAGTCGATGCTATTCCAGACGCGCGCATGGACGATTGACGTCGAGAACATGCCTCCGAACAAGGAGGTGGTCCTCACGCTCGAGCAGTTCTGGGGGATGATGGCCATCCTCCGCGAGTATCGCGTCATCGGCTTCGACTTTGAGACGACGGGCACCGAGTGGTACAAGCACGCGGCCGGCGTCGGCATCGCCCTGGGCGTGATGCAGGCCGACGGCACCGTGCGCGCTTGGTACGTGCCCTATCGCCACCTTACCGGCGAGCCCCAGCTCTCCGTCGAGGTCATCGGTCCACCCATCGCCGAGCTGCTCGCCGACCGCGGCGTGATGAAGGTCGCGCACAATCTCAAGTTCGACATGCACATGGCGCGGCGCGAAGGCTGGAAAGTTGAAGGGCCGCTCTACGACACGATGATCGCGGCCAGGCTGTACGACGAGAACAAGCGCATGGCGCTCAAGTTCCGCGCGAAGCACGACCTGGGGATCGAGGACGCCGACGAGTGGGAGCAGCAGCTCCACGACATTACCGTCGACAACGCGAAGCGCCTGGGGCTCGGCATCAAGAAGTACCTTTCTCTGTACGGCTACGGCGAGGTGCCCATCAAGATCTGCGGCTTCTACGCCTGCTTCGACATCGACTTCACCTTGCAGCTCTGGGCGAAGTACGAGCACTTCGGAGTGTCGACGAAGTACCCGCGAGTCTGGCCGAACGAGATGCGCCTCGTCGAGGTGATCTGCGACATGGAAGAGGCCGGGCTGCCCATCGACATCCCGTACATGCTCGACCTCAAGGAGCGCGCCCGGCAGGAACAGGAGCGCGTCGGCAATGACCTCCGCCAGGCGATGGGCGGTGTGAGCTTCAACTGGGGCTCTGACGACGAGGTCCGTGAGTATCTGATCAGTTACCTCAAGCTACCATTGTGGCGCCAGACGGACACCTACCAGATCTCCGTCGACAAGGCGGCGCTCAGCGAGTTCAAGACGCGCAGTCCGGTCATCCCGTTGCTGCTCGAGTGGCGTGATTTCGACAAGATCCTGACGACGTACACCGACAGCATCCTCGACAAGCTCGACGCCAATGGGATGCTGCACGGCGAGTTCCAACAGGTCGGCACGAACACCGGCAGGCTGAGCTGCAAGAAGCCCAACTTTCAGAATTTCCCGAATGACGACGACGATCGCGCCATGAAGTATAGCGGCAAGCATCTCGAGGACGGCGGCTTCGACCCGTTCTCCGTGCGCCGCGCGTTCGTGATGCGGGACCAGCGCACCGTCCGGCTGCACATGGACTACAGCCAGATCGAGCTGCGCGTGCTCGCCTACTACAGCGGCGACCCGGTGCTGACGAACAGCTATCTCCAGGGCGAGGACGTGCATACCCGCACGTCGCTCGAGGTCTTCGGCACCGACGCCAAGCACATGCGGCGCATCGCCAAGGTGATCAACTTCGGCTTGTCCTACTGCATGAGTCACTACGGGCTCTCACGCAACGCCAACATTCCCGAGGCTGAGGCCGAGAAGTACATGTCGACCTTCTTCGAGAAGTACGCCGGCATTGCAGCCTTCCGCAAGGTGTTCTGGCAGCAGGCGCGAGAGAACGGGTGCGAGTTTCAGAATCTGTGGGGCCGTCCTCGGCGAGTGCCGTATCTCAACAGCGAGGTGCTCAAGTCGCGGGCCGCCTCGGAGCGCAAGTCGATCGGCACATTGATCCAGGGCACCGCCGCCGAGCTGACACGCGAGAGCCTCACGCGCCTCGACGACTGGTTCAGGGCGGAGAGCTTGCCAGCGATGATCGTGAACACGATCCACGACGACATCGCGGTCGACGTCGACGTGAGCGCGCTCGCCTACGTGGCGCGCGGGATGAAGGAAAGGATGGAAGCATTCCCCGAGTTCGCGCCGATCCCGGTGATCGTCGACGGGGAGTGGACGAATACCAACTGGGCGGAGAAGAAGCCGCTACCGTTGTAGGAGGAAGCCGTGAGCCAGGCGCCGAACGTGCCGCATCCGCACTTGGACATCTTGAAGTCGATCAGTCTGCCTTTCCAGACTTACATCGCCGATGAGAACGGGGACATCAAGCCGCACGTCATCGTGTCGTCGGAGATCCTCGCCGAGCTGGCGGTGAGCGAATACAAGCTCGAAGAGCAGAACGCGATGAACCCTGCCCAGGTCGGACATTGGGGCCGGATGCTCGCGGCCGCTGAGCGCTCCTGGGAGATCGCAGAGCGTAACTACCGCGTGTGGAGGTCGCGCTTTGTGATGAACGTGCAGAGCCCGGAGGGCAAGCCCGACGGGTGGAAGAAGCCCAGCGACAAGCTCGCCGAGGCGATGTATCGCGCCGACCCGCAGTATGACGTGCACCAGAAGGCCGTCGAGGCGGCGAAGGAGAGCTACAACGCCTGCAAGGGCATCCTCGACGCGTGGAAAGAGAAGGCGCGTGCGATCAACGTCGCCGCGAGACGGAAGCACCAAGACGGCGCGATGTAGCGCCCGGAGGAACCAATGAGCCAGAACCCGCAGCAGCCAGGGTACCCGCCCCCGGGCTACCCACCGCAGCCCCAGCAGCCGGCCGCGCAGCCGGCAGCCTACCCACAACCGCCCGCGGCGGTGCCGCCGCCGTATGTGCCGCCACCGGCGCCGGCGCCAGGTGTGCAGGGCTATGCCCCGTCGCCGTACGCACCGCCGGCCGGCTACCAGCCGCCCGCGGGCGCTCCGCCAGCGCAGCCGCAGGCGCAGCAGATGCCAGCGCCCCCAGCGCAGATGCCGGCCTACCAGTCGGTGGACTCCGGCGCCATTGCGCAGGCGTACCAGGGGATCGAGC